TTTTACAGTTGAGTGATGTTTACTTAGTGTTTTATTTGCCGCAGGTGTTTCTCCTGCGGCTTTTTTATTACCATTCCACACCTTGCCCAATGGCATATTCAAGGATACCTTTAGCGTGAGCTTTAGCAATAGCCTCTTGCCATTCTCTGTCTATCATTAACACAGCATCATTGTAATTTGTAAAGAAACCATTTTCAGTTAACACCGCTGGCACATTTGTTGCAGTCAACATTTGAAACCTTGCCTCTCTGTCTAAGTCTCCATCACTATAATCATGCCTATGCACCCAGCCAGGAGTAGCATCTTTTATTTCATTGCCTATCATTGTTGCCAGTTGATCCGACCTTGTTTCACCTGGTGAAGTAAAGACTTCCCATCCTCTGGCACTTGTTGACGCTGCGGCATTACCGTGAATAGAAACAAGGACAGTTGCCTTACCTAAGTTAGCATAGCTATTTACGAGCTGACAGCGTTTGTTTAGTGATGTGTCATTTATTGGCTCATATACTTTTTTAACTTGAAAGCCATAATCAATTAGAAACTGTTCAAGAAAATTAGCAACGGCACGGTTAAACACTCCTTCAAAGAACCAACCGTAGGAATGGAATTTACCATGTTTATGTTGGAAACACTTTGATGGATAGGTGACATATTTGTCTGGGCCTATGCCTTTGTTAAGTCCTCCATGCCCAGCATCCACGCATACTACAAAATCATTTGCATTCATATTTTTATATTTTAAAGGGAGATGTAAATCAATACACCTCCCCTTGGCACTAAGGTAGCGATTCTCTGCGCCTATAATTTAAACCCTATGAGCGAAAAACCTGCAGCTACGAGCGATAATTTGGGAGGAAGTTTCACCTCTATCTCTTTGCCAGCACATTCGCGGCTTGTCTCCTTTATTTTGTCCCAAATGATTTGAGCAAGTTTAACATATTCTCGCCAGGTTAATTTGACTTTTTTCCCATCGTCAGTAAGAAGTACATTTACCTCTTGCGCAAGTTCCGCAAAATTAAAAGCAAAACAAGCCACGTCGCCCAATGGACTTTTGATTGTGTCTGCGTTTTTTAAGGCATCTTTTAAATTAGTCTGCATATTATGTTTTTTTAAAGTTTCTAAAATCATTGAATGAGTTTTAATTTTTTCCATTGGCTTAACGATTAAAAAAACGTGTTATTAAAACTCCAAGATTTACACCTGTTATCCGCTTGATGTTTTCTGCAACGCTAAATAACTCTGTTCCAGATATCATCATTGCTACCATATAAGTAATTGGAAAAGGTATATTAAAGGTATTTTTTGCACCTTCAAAAATAAGAATGGCTACAAAATAAACGACTATCTTTTCCGTTGTCCTATACAATCCTTTGCTACTTATCTTTTGCCCTTCCTTTTTTGCTGCCTTGATTCCTGTTATTGTGTCTGCAAAAACAACGGCAACTGTAAACAAAAGAAATCCTTTTATAGGAACAAAAAATGAAAAGATAAAACCAGTAGTTAATGCAACGGCAAAGAACTCATAGCTTTGGTGTAATAATTTTAGTATAACTGCTTTCATTATTCAAGTTTTATTAACCTTACATCACCATCCACCGTTGCAAATTTGCCATCAGCATATTTGTACAAGTCGTATTTAACACCGTTAAAGGCAAAGGAAACTTGATTGGTAAATGTAGATAAAAGTAGATTGGTTGAAATCGTGTACACCTTGCCGTTATCTGGGTTAAAGATAAGCCGCTTGTTGTTGTTTAACTCAATCTTACCATCAATGATTTCACCGTTAAAATTTAACTTCCAGTCACCGAGAAACTTTGCCGTGTCCCTTTGTGCCGTTGTAAAATAGACAGGCTTACCGCTAATTTGAACGTGCAAGTCATTGTAATAATTAATCCTTTGCACTGCTTTGCCCTTTGTGATAATAGGCTTGGCATGAATAGCAATCGTGTTACTTTGCCTTTCAGCATCGGTAACAAGGCTTTGAATAGCCGTTGCAGAATCGCCTAATATTTGCTTTGAGCCTGTCACTGTGCTATCTGACAAAGTAGTCTGCTGAATAATGTAATAAATGTTGCCTTGCTTTTGAATATACACCGTGTCTTTGACAACATCTTGCGCAAAGGAAAACAAGGGAAGGAAAAATAATAGGTATCTCATTTTATTTATTTTCAAGGTTAATAATTCTTTGTTCAAGGGCTTTGATAAGGGAGTTTTGCTCTTGTATGGCTTTGGTGAGGATAGGTATAATGGCTTGATAATTTACAGACATTGATTCCTCAAAACTTACAACCTCTGGTAAAATTGTACCAATATCTTGAGCAATAAAACCAAGTTGTTTGCTGCCATTACTTTTATATGTATATTCAACTGGTTGTAAATTTAAAATTTCATTTAAACCATATTTTAAATCAAAAATATCATCTTTTAAATTAAAATCTGAACGCGTCGTATAAGCTGATGCACTAACATTGCCTCCAACGTAAACACTATCTATAACGGTTAAAAGATAACCGCTTTGTGGAGTAACTGTTCCTATTGCTATAATACCTGTACTTTTAACTGTTTGGCGGATAGCACCATCGCTTAATATATGTAAATCTCCACCATTACTACCAAAAAATGCCGAATTAGCACTTGAACCTGTAAATGTAGCACCAGCAGACCCTTCTACTCCACAAATAAATCTACCAGTATTACTGTTGTTAAACATATTCATCCAAAATGCAATATTGCCTGTTTGAGAAAAAACAATTTGTGCCCCTGACCCAGAAATTACTCCATTAATATTATCTTTAAATTTTATATTTCCATTAACATCAAGATTTCCAGCAGGACTTGAGTTTCCTATTCCTAACCTGCTATTTGTATTATCCCAATGCAGATTTGTAGGCGTTAAAACTCCGCTTGTACCATTTCCAACCATTACCTTATTTGCCGTTAAAGTCGTTGCAGCCGTTCCACCATTTGCCACAGGCAAAGTGCCCGTTACACCAGTTGTCAATGGCAACCCAGTTGCAGCCGTTAATACACCGCTTAAAGGAGTGCCTAAGGCTCTGCCACTACGATAGTAATTTGTTAGCATCGAAGTTGTGTCGCTCGGCAAAAGGTTTAAACGCAACCACGCATTACTTGTTGCTTTTTTATAATGCCACATTATATTTGTCGTGGTATCAAGAACCATGTAAGCCATTGTATCAACACTTGGCTTTCTTACCGTATCAGTTGCAGCCACGCCCCGAAATATAAGCCCATCGGCAGTCGTCTGTTCTCCCAGCGTTATCTTTTGATTGCCATTGCTTGGGTACTGTGCCCATGCAAAGCAAGGCAAAAGGAAGAGGAAGAGGGGAAGGAGTTGTTTCATGTTTTTTGTTTTAATTATTTCTTTGCATTATAATCCAATTTGTTCCATCACTTACAAGGGTTGCAAATCTATATGTAGCAGGAGCTATAATTGAAGTTTGCGTAGAACCACTAAAAGCAGTTGTAAAACCAATTATATTAGAAGATGCAGAAAATACATTTCCGCTGCCTGTTTGTTTAATAATTAATTCTTTACCAGGATAAGTAGCTGCACTTGGTAATGTAAGTGTAACAGTAGCATCTTGATGTATATTTAACCATGTGGTATTTACACTAACTGTCAATGTTGTAGCCGTAGATGATGTGTATGTTCTCTCTAACCAAGGAGTATTTACCTTACCTCCAAATGTACCGCTTGAACCTACATTTAATGTACTTGAACCAGATATTACTATATTGCCACTAAATGTTTTATTCCCTGTCAATGTCTCCGTACATGATTTACACGCTGCACCTAATTGATTCCTTGCGTCTGTTTCGTTTGCTCCTCCTGTGCCACCGTTTAAAACAGGCAAAGGTACACCGCTTAATGATACTGCCAATGTACCGCTTGATGTTACAGGGCTGCCAGATACAGATAAGAAAGTAGGTACACTCATTGCTACACTGGTAACACTGCCTGTGCCTGCGCCTATCGTTGTTCTTGTATCAGCTGCACTTAATAAAGTTATAGTATTATTAGAATTTACTTTTATAAATTTATCAGAAACACTATTTGTTAAGGTAAATAATGAAATACCACTTGTTGTACCTCCTAATGTTATCCTTGCATTTGCTGCGTCTGTGGCACCTGTACCGCCATTTGCCAAAGGTAAAGCGTTACCACTATATGTCAATGCCAAAGTGCCGCTTGTTGTAACAGGTGAGCCGCTAACAGTAAAAATAGATGGTGCAGATAAGCCTACGCTTGTAACTGTACCACTACCACCACCTCCACCGCTATATTGTGGTATATTTAATGTCGCACCAACCAATGTTGCAGCTCCACTTGTTCCTGTTGTGGTAAGTGTTAAATTATTTTGTTTTGACGCAAATCTTGTTGTAAGATTTAAAGAAGTAGTATCTGAAAAAGCAAATTTATTATTAAATGTAGTCCAATCTGTTGATGTTAAATATCCATTCCTTGATGTTGTTGCGCTTAATAATTCAATGACTGGAGTAGTAGTTGTATTTGTAATAGATAATGGATTCCCACTTGTTCCGGATGCCGTTACGCTTGTAACCGTGCCGCCTCCTATGGCTGTGCGAAAGTCAGTAGCAGATAATGCAGTAACAGAGTTATCAACGTTGAACCTTGGAAAGGTGATTGCAGAAGGATTGGTCAAAGTAAACATTGACTGCCCTATTGTTGTACCTCCTAAACTTGTTCTGCCTGTAGCTGCTACTAAATCAGTGCTACCTCCATCCCATTTTAACCTATCTGTATATGCTGTATTCCAATTACTTGAATTATTTGTAATTGATGTTGTCCATGTTGTGCCTGTTGATAGGGCTATGCCTGCCTCTGGATAGATTGGATTGCCTTGCCCAGAGGAAACAGAGCCGATGCCGCTTACTGTGACTAAAGTATAGTTTTCGCCTACTTTGTAAGATGTGGCTGCTATTTTAACTTTATTTGTATCAATTACGGTAAATTGGTCATTAAGTAATAACTGCCCATTGCGAAACAAAAGAATATACTGTCTTAACTGAATAGGAAATTTAACAAGTATAGTAAATGTTAATGTGTCACTTGTAACATTTTCGTATTCCTGTTTAATTATTTTTATTGTGTCTCCTCCTATTTCAACTGCCACAATGCTATCTCTTACAAAGTCATAGACTGTGGATGTGTCAACTCTTAGTGTGCCAGTTGTTGTTATAGGCCCACCAAGTAATCCGTAACCACTACCTACACTGGTAACTGTACCTGTGCCTCCTCCACTGTATTGAGGAATGTTCAAAGTTGCACCGGTTAAGGTAGCAGCTCCGCTTGTGCCTGTAGTGGTAAGTGTTATATTAGGCTGCTTTGTTGCAAATCTTGTAGTAAGATCTAATAAAGTAGTATCTGTTAACTCCATTAAAACAGAGAGATCTGCAGAGACAGTGCCAGTGGTTGTGATTGGATTAGGTGATACTGTAATGCCAGTGCCTCCAGATATTGAGGTAAGTGATCCGCTGCCACTACCACCACCACCGCCACCGCGAGGTAAAATAACCGTATAATTCTCACCTAATTTATATGCAGTTGAGCCAATTACAACAGAGGCATTAGTAGGTACAGTGTATTGGCTTGGTAAAAGTATTTGACCATTTCTATATACTTGTAAAGATGTTGTATCATTTACTACTAAAGTATCCGTTTGTGTCCATGTTAAAGTGCTTGAAGATACATTTCTAAAATCTTGCCTTGCATAAAATCTGCCGCTTGTATCTGCGTAGGCTTTGGTTGCATAGTTGGCTAACATTGCTGAAGTATCGCTTATTAAAAGTGCAGCAGTTGTATCTCTCCAAACACCTTCACTACTTAAATAATATAATGAGGCTTTATTTACTGGCGATGTTATACGAACATCGTGTAATTCGTTTAATTCTTGACCATTACGAATCTTAACAAACAATTCCCCAGAACCAGCATTACTTTTTACACATACACCAATATATACCGTGTGTTGTGGAGCTTGCGGCTTTGTTGATGTTAACCCACCTGCCACCGTTGGCGAAAGGTAAACGGCTGAATCCTCTACTAATGCACTTGTATTTATATTTGTTATTAATCCCTCTGTTATTATATATCCGCTTTGATTGTTCGCTATGCTTTCGGCAACTATGCCAAAAGTATTAGCCGAAAAGGCATCGGTAACACCTAAGGCTTTTGCAACGGTTATTCTGTTTCCTTGACTTCCCGACAAATAAACCGCAGTTCCCTTTGCCAAAGTAGATCCCGTACGATTATTAACCCGTTGGTGTAATTGTTGCCCTATAACATTTGTTACTATGCCACCTTTTAAGCCTTGTATCAAACTTCCTTGCGTATCATTATATTCAACTTCTCCCACTCCAACTGTTCCATCTTTTGCCGTGTTAAAGGTAATAGAATCAAAAGGCATAGTTAAACCTCCTCCTGCACCACTAATGGCTGCCCATGAACCTTGCTTAAACACATATAAAGAACCGCTAACAGAATCAAGAATAAGATAGGCTTTTACATTCTTATCTGCATAGCTTGTAGGCTTGGTTATTGTGTCTGTCGCTATACCTCGCCACACTAAACCGTTGCCTGTTGTTTGCCATCCTAATCTCTGCTTATTGCCTGTAATAGGGTAAGGAATGGAATCCATAGAGGCATAAGATATTCCTGCCACCAAAAGAAAAGCAATTACAAGTCCTTGTTTTTTGTTGCCTACTTTGTCAATGGCTTTGCCTATAAACTTTCTTGCTATTCCCATTACTAATTCATTGGCTAACACCTTGGCAATGTTTCCAACGGCTTTTAAAAACTTCCTTTCTTTCTTTGGTGCTTTTATCTCTTCCATTATATTATGTTTATCGCAAAGACAATATAATTACTGCCATCGTAATGTGTGTTAGAATCTATGGTAATAGTAGCAGGTGCCGTTATACTATATTGACTATCTATTAATTTCTGACCATTCTGGTAAACATGAATAGCAGCATTTATATTAGTAACTGGCAAGACTCCATTATTTTGTGTCCAGGTTAAAACATTGGATGAAGTTGCAAGAAATTCTTGATTAAATATTGAAACGGCAGATCCATTTACTGTAACATTATTTATTGTTTCTGTAACATTGTTGTTAACCACACCACCACTGCCTGCATTGTTTGCAACGTCGGCAAAGTCGCGAGGTTTAGATAAAACTGTTCTTTCGGTGTAATTAGGCATCGAGTTCTATTTTAAAGTAATCACCTTGCCAAATCTCTGTTTTTAAATCAAAACTACCTCTTTCAAAAACGTAATATCCAGAAGAATATTCTATAACCTTATGAGGTAGGTAAGGATTGTCAACTGATAAATTTTGAAATGGCATATCTACCATGCGTAGCTTTGGTGTGAGCTGTCCGCGTATTACTTCATTTACTAATAATTGCGTAACATTATTAAAGCCTGATCCGCTGCTAACATCCCATGAGCTGCTATTTTCATAAGTGCCAGATTCTAATACTTTTAATCCTCCATCCGTTGTTTTACTCGGCCCATCGCCAAGGTATGTGTCAAGGCTAAATATAGTGGATGATTTATCGTCATTGTCAGAGCCATATTCAAGGATATCACTTTGCCCGGAGACTGCACCAGTAGGAAGAAATTCAAGATAATTACTACTTAATAAATATGATATACTAAAATTACCAGACACATTTGTTCCTGCCTCATTGCGCATATTTTTTAATCGCATCTCCCATATATACTCTGCGCTCTCTGGAATATCTAATGTATCAAATGTGATTGTTTTATAAGCAACAAAAGCAGCATCTGCTGTTATTGTTTCCGTATTAAACTCATATTCGTAAAATGTATCTTCCCAACTTGCAGCTTCTAATATAAAGTTAAAACCGTTAGTGTATGTTACACCTCTTTTTAAATACTTATTTTCTTGCTTTACTTGTAATGATTTTATTTTGCCAGTAAAGCCTGGAGAGGATAAACTATCTAATTGTAATGTATCTGTGTTAGTTGATAAAATTACATAGTCATAATCACCACTTTCTGTAATTGTTTTTGTAACACCACCTAAACGTAATCTAAGAGTACCACTATTTTCAATATCAACTTTAATTTTAACATAATACTTTCTACCAGATGTAACTGTAAAAGTAGTATAGTATGCTACCGTTGCTATTATTGTACCTTCAAGTATTCCGTTATTAATAAACCAACCGCTGCCCAATGTCCAGTTAGCATCGGCAAAACCTTGCAATGGAAAGCTATTAATAATAGATGCTACTTTTACGGCAAATACAAACTGAAAAGGCTCAAAGTTTACAGGATTTAAAGCTTGGGCATAAAAGCCAAGTATTCCTGTATATGATAATCTTGCATCTGCATTTGTAGCGTCTAATGTCGGAGTGATTGTTGTTATTGGTGTGGTATTAGTAGTATAGTTATATTCTACTCCAGCTAATAAGTTTTGTTTAGCAAAGTGATTGTATCTAACAACTACATTTTTTAGTGCAGGATAATATGTCCATTTACCTCCGCTTAATCTCATTAAATCACTTCCTGGTAAATTAGTCTGTATATTAGACATGGTAAAATCAAAAGTAAATGTGCCAGATGCCTGTACTCCTAAAGCACTGTATTTAAAATATCTGTGAGATGCAGGATTCCTTGCATATTCATTGACTTGTATAAACCAATATTGATTGCCAGAAAATATTAATCTTGCGCCAAATGTTTGACATATCTTTTTTAAGACATCATAGCAACTTTGATAATTATAATTATTCTTTGTGTCTTTATGATAAAATGCCCTATGCTGTATAACTGTCAATAATGCGTAATCATTACCAGCACTATAAGCAGTTGTATTCTCATTCCAATTAAAAACAGTGTGCAGGACTGGCAAGCTATTTGCCACCAGTTCAGTTTGTACAAAATCTAATTGATTAAGGCAATTTAATATATGTTGTACTACTGTGTCTTGTCCATTGTAAGGCCCTACTGCACTTTTGTAGTCTAAAGTTTTTAGCCATCCTAATCCATCAATGGCAGTTATTTGAGCAACATAACCAATAGACAAAGGAATGTCTTCAAATTGTACTAAATCTGTAACTATATAGCCATACCAATTAAACGATACTGTTGTATTGTCATCTTCGTACGCAGTTAAATGCATTGTAAACCTTCCCTCAACTGCTAATCCAATATCAAGTAGTAATGTTTGTAAATCATTATTATTTATAAGTAAGGATAAATTACAAGATGATCCGATAATAGGTGTAAATCTTTCTGCTCCTTGTTGGCTTTCGCTATCGTATTGTAATGACAAAGAAATAGTATCAAAACTATAAGTCATGCCAGAAAAAACATTGTCTTTTATAGCAACAGTAATCTTTCTGCCTTTCTCATTATAAACAGTAGTTTCAAACCTTACAGCCATTATTGTATTCTACTAAGACCTTTTTGTGATCTGTTTAACAATATAATCAAATCATTCCCGCTTATCCTTGTCTCCAACACTCCTCCCATGCCCATGTCACCCATCATTGACTTTAACTTTGACAAAGGAGCAATTACTTCCGGGTCAACCCTTGCGTTTCTGTTGTCTCCAACTAATGCCATGGTAGGTCCGGTAGCAAGTCCACCTTGTGCAAGCGCAGGAGCAGATACTTTGTTTAATAAAGTATTAAATAAAACAGAGGCACCTGCACCAGCAGCACCTGCAACTGCAATGGCAAAAGGTCCTAATATTTTACCTGTTGGTCCTGCTAATATGTTTTTGACAATACCTGCTACACCTTCTTTAATATATGCTGATACTACTTGTCTGGCAGCCTGCAATGCTGCACTTGCCATTTTCTTCATATCTGTTTCCCCTTGCACTGCTAAATTAGAAAAAGCATCAGCTGCTAAAATTAATGCACTTGTAAGTGTATTTCCAAAACTCATCATTTGCGTTTCAACTGCTACAAATGAATTTTTAACCTCTTCGTTAGTTTCTTTTAATCTTAAATTACTTGCAGTTGCCGTATCTAATTTTATAGCTAATAAATCTAAAGTAGGTAGCATATTTGTTATGCCAGTTGATTCTGAAGTTATTGCAGCAACTGGACTTGCATTTGACACTCCTCCTGTGCCTCCTACTGTTGGTGCGCCACCATCACCAAAAACTAACTCACCTGTTCCATCTGTTGCACCTCCTCCCGTAGCTTTGCCAGGTGCAGCCATGAATAAACTTTTAAACTTGCCTTTAAGGCTATCAACTGTATCTCCTATACTTTTAAACTCTGTTGCAACTATTCTTTGTTGTTCTTGGTATTTTGTCATACCAGATAAATCAAACAAATTTAAACCTAATGCTTTTTGTAAATTATCTAATTTACCTAATACAAAAGTAACTCCTTGCATAACAGAGTTCTTTATATTTATCCAAATGTTTTTAAAGTTATCACTAAATGCCTGCCAGTTATCATAGACATATAAAGCAATAGCACCAATAGCAGCAATAGCAGCTACAATACCAAGTATAACAGGATTAGCAAGTAAAGAGGCAAATGCAGCCTGTATTCCTGTTGTCATAAATAAAATAGTAGTTCTAATAAGTTTTATAGTACCTACTAATGCACCAAACGTACTTATTAATTTACCTACTATAAATATAGCTGGGCCGATTGCTGCTATAATTAAACCAGCTTTTACTATGAAACCTTGCGTCTCTGGATTAAGTGATTTAAAACCATCAACTAATCTTTGTAATCCTGCGCTAAATGTAGCTACAACTGCCTCTAAATTTAATGTTTCATTGATTGCTTTCCCTAACTCTGCTAATGATGCACCTACATTATCTTTTAAATTATCAAAAGTATTAGCTAATCCTCCATTGGCTCTTTCCAAATTACCTAAAGCACCAACAGATCTTTGTATAAATTCTTCGCTACTAATTCCCAGTTCTCTAATTCCTTCGGCAGTCACTACACCAAACTCCTCTTTCATCACTCTTGCAAACTCTGGAAGCCTTTCCTTTATCTGATTAAGATCTTCTTGTGTTACCTTACCAACTGCGCTTATCTGTGATAGTGCCAATACTACTCCATCAAATTGTTCTGCACCACCGCCTGCCCTTGCTACTGCATTACCAAACTGTGTTATAGTTTCCCTTGCTGCATCGGCATTCATACCTACACTTTGCAAAGAGGCAGAAGCCTTAACAACTTCGGGAAGAGCAAGACCAGGATTTTCGGCAACTTTTCTTAACTTTTCTAATTCAATGGAAGCATCCTCACTACTTCCCATAATTGCAATTAAACCATTTTGTAGTTTTTCTATGTCTGCAAAAGATTTTAAAGCTGCTCCTCCAAGTGCAATAATAGGCAAGGTAAGTGACTGTGATAATGTAGTACCTACACTTTGCATCTTACCACCAAATCTTGACATACTACGCTCAACTTTGCTAAGTTCTTTATCAAGATTAGATACGTCAATACCAAGTTTTAAATTTAGTTTACCTATTGCCATTATGCTTCTTTATCCCATTTGTCAAATATTGTTTTGTCACTATTTGTCAAACTTCTATTAGTTTCTTTCTTTATCGGATTCTCCCATGGAAATTCAATTAAATCTTTTGGCTTTAAACTCTTACCTTTTGCCGTATGAACATTTAGTAAAAGTGTTGTCTGCCATCTAACTCTCTCCCATTCTGTTTGCTCCTGTTGTTCAAAGTAATTGTTATAACCTTGCATGGCAATAACAACTTCTTTAAAACTCATGTCGTAATATTGCGAAGGTGGAAATCTTAAAACTCCGAAACAAAAGCGTTCGATGTGTTCAAGTGTGAGCTCTCCTCCTTCGCCACTACGTTTTTTTGGCTCTCATCTTCTGGTGGTGAAATCTCATTTGAAATCATTTCCATAATGCGCGTTATTCCTCCCATGTCTGTATCTACCAAGTCGCAAAAGGATTGCAAAGTATAAGGGCATTTCTCCCCTTTGGCTTTGTAACCATGTTCAACACCGGTAAAGGCAAGTTCAAGGGCAAGTAAGAGATCTTCTCCTAAAAGGGAAAGGTCACTTAATTTAAGTTTCCTCTCCCTTAGAAATGTACCTAACACGAACATTCCAAATTTAATCGGAATAGTCGTATTGGCAATTATAATTGTTTTCATGTTAGGTATTTTAATTATGCTTTAGTTGTCTTCACTATTGCACCAGTCACCTCAAAGGATGCTGAATAGCTTACATTCTCTTCTACACCTGCGTTTAAATCTAATGATGTACAAATAGCAGACATTGTAAACACATTGTCACCTTGCACATCGGTAGTAAACTTAATAGTCAATGCAGTACCACTAATCAAGTCGGTAAAGAGATCATCAAATAAGTAATTAGTAGAAGAATCACCAGGCCCAGCATATAATGCCTCTGTGGACAGTGTTCCAGAGAGTTGACCTTTCTTTACTTCCCTCCATCCTCCAGCTGCTGAATCCTTTGTTAAGATTTCACGCATGGCTGCGGAAATGTTCATTTGGCAGGATGTTGCGTAACCGATAGCAGTGCTATCTTTGTATAGTCGCATCAACGTACCATTAATTATGCCAGTAGTTGCCATGTTTATTTATTTTTTGGTTTATTAATTTTTTCTTCTTCTTCCTCGTCATTAAAATATGACATAGGCACTGGAATAGGAATATAGACTGGATCTTGCTTAGTCTCCTCTTTCTGTGGCATTTGTTCAACAACAAAGTCTTCATCAAGTAGTTCTGCAATGCCATCCTTTATCATTTGCTCACCATATTCAGATAAAAACACACCTACTTTACCTGGTGCCTTTCCATTCCATTCTTTTAATAATCTTAGTTTCATCGTTTCATTTTTGCCATAAAATCAACACTCATCCAGTAAACATTTAAATCAGCATTATACACTTGACTGTCAGAGCTCATATATTTTAATGTTTGTACAGCAATGCCATTTACCGTTCCTACAAATCTATCTAACCTATTGCGCACATTGTTTACAAGTGTTTGTGTAGTTTCGTAATTGTTAGTATATACATCTATTTGTAATGTTATTTCCTCTAAGTTACTTTGCCCATCTTTAAAATCAACAGGTAAGCTATTTATGATAGTATAAACCATAAAAGGATACTGCACATTTTGTGGTGCAATGTCCGGAAAGATATTTAATCCACAAATACCAGTTACTGCTGCATCAGTCGTTAATCTGCCGTATATTACTTTTCCTATCATGATACTTGCCAGAATTTTTTAGGTCTTTCTTGCATAATAAAAATACATTCATCACGCATAGTCTTAATTACTTTTTCACGGCTTAAATTCCTTGCTTTAACAACTATTTTGTTATACCATGCTCTTGTACTTCCATATACCATGTGAGCGTAAAATCCATTTGTGCCTTCGCTGCTATTAATACCTCTATTCATTGTATTTCTTTTATACAATGGCCCTATTGCTCCAACTGCTCTTTTGTATGATGCAAGATTTTTAGATAAAT